AGTTAGCTTTGTCAATGGTGAGCGAGAAGTCAGAGTCATCAAGCTTCTCTACTGAGATACCTGTGTGACGCTGCAGAGCGTTGACTGTTACGTCTGGCTCTTTTTGAATGCGAACTGTGTCGCCTTGATTTGCAATCTCACCAAAGTAAGAGTTGTTAGTGATTGCGTTAGTTACAGCTGCACGGCGAAGTGCAATCTGTGCTTGTTTGGAGTAAATAATCGGGGAGAAGTTCCCGTCAAATCCACCACCAGCGGTTCCAATAGCCATAATAATTCTCCTTTATAGATATGGCGTGAAAGTTAGACACTACATATCCACAATAAAAGAGGCTCGTTGTCTTAGGGTAGTCAGCATTGCTATCAGGATGGCCGTCCTTCAAGCGCTGGGCCTATACTCAGAGGTAGTTCTTCGTGTGGCTAGTGCTTAGTTAAAAGCATGTACAGGCAGTTAATGCCTGACACTGTACATACCTATAGTTTTATCTACTAATGAGAGTTTGTCAACTTATTTCTTACTCATATCGTAAATAAACTTACCAGAGCGCTGAGCATCAAAGATCTCATCCATGCGCTTCTCGTATTCCTTAATAGACATCTTAGCTACTTGTGACTCAGTGATGTACTTAGATGAATCATCTGTGTCTGGTGTAGCACGTCCTTTAGCTTTAATCGAGGACGCTGCTGCCTTATCTGAACTAGAAGAGGCTTTAGTCTTAATGCCTTGATCTGCCTTGTAAAGATCAATAACACGTGCAACTGACTTAGCGTCTTCACTATTCTCATACAGAGCATCCTGTACGACTTTAGGCTGTTTCTCTGCCCAAGAGTGGAACGCATCATCTGCACGAATCTCTTGGAAGTCTGGGTGAAAAGAGAGTAACTCTGCTTCTGCCTTCTCACGCTTAGCTGTAGCACGTAAAGATTCAATCTCTTTTAAACGTCCATCAAGCTCAGAGGAACGCTCACTAGCTTTCTTATCAGCGATAGCCTCAACGATACCTGCTACATCTGGGTACTTCTTAGCCCAAGCCTCTACTTCGTCTTCTGACTTAGGTAGTACAAGCTCATTCTTTGTAGCTGCATCTAGCTGTGCTGTGAGCTTATCAAGTTGTGCCTGAAACTCTTTCTCTTTCTCTTGAGTGTGTCGCCGTAGATCACCATAACGTTTCTTGAAGTTCTTTTCCTCAGCACTTAGATCTTCATCTTGTGCTTTGGCTTGTGGTTCTTCTTCTTGTTTGGGACTACTCTCTGCCTGAACTTGGGGTTCGCTAGGCTCTGAGCTATCGGGTTGCGCTTCAACAGCTTTTTCTTCTGTTTCATCTTGTGTTACGCCTGCCTGTTTAAGCAGTTCCCGTAGCTCAGCCTCATCACGTTCTACACGAGAAAGATTACGTTTGTGGGACTTTGAGTCCGTTTCAATTAGGGCTTCCGACATTTATTACTCCTTATGTTGGGGCCAGCCTTAGCTGGGTAGCCTTATAGTTTTATGGGTAGTCTAGTAGTTACTTCTTTTTCTTCTTAGGCTTAGATGCGAGACCGCCTTCTGAGAAACCTCCACCACGTTTTACTTTAGAGGTGTAAGTCTCTTTACCTTCATCATCAGTACGTGCATCTGTTCCTTCACTTACCGATACACGAGCAGCCGCCCTGTCCCTATTTACCTCATTTACCCGTGCTCTAAATGTAGCTCTAGCAGATTCCTTAGGGCTTAATACACCATCGTCATCGTCAGTAGGCTGAGTTACAATATCAGACCCTCTTGGGCTATCAGGAGCATCTCTAAGTGCGGCAATATCATCGTTAGCCGCTTTAACTTCTGCTGTTTCTGCAGCTGTTGCAGCAGGAGTGTAACCTGCCTCAGGAGTGTAGCTGTATGGTTCTGTTACACCAGGAGTATCAGTCATAGCTGCTTGTACTGCCTCAGGGGTCATTACAGGAGGCGGTGCAGTAGGTGCTACCTCAGGCTTCTTAGCTTCTTCTGTCTTACCAAACAGACGCTCAAACAAACCAGGCTGATCTGCAGTCATAGTCTCTGTAAGATCTGTATAGAAAGCCTTCTGCTTAGCATCCAGAGAAGGATCTTTCATACGTCTAGCAAGCTCTTTAGTGACTTGCTTAGATTGATGCCACGTAGCTGCTTTGAAGGCCATACCAATAAGAGGATTAACCATACCTAAGCCTAATGCAATAGCGGTTCTACTTGTATCTTTCTGTGCATCAACTAGATCACGTAACTCTGATGCTGACAAGCCTTTGTAGTCAATAGGCTCTGGATCGGATGCACTTGGGTCAAACCCACTATCATCATCACTAGGTGCAGCCTCTTTAGCTTCGCTAGGTACAGCATCAGGAGTGTAGGGAGAATACCCATCAGGCACTGCACTCATAGGCATACCGTTGAAGAACAGAATAGTAATGATATTACCTGCAGCATTGCTGTACTGGCGCTGCTCCATGCCTGTGTTTTGGTAGTTCTCTTCTGTCAGAGGGATGTCACCTGTATCAACTAAGCCACCAGGAGCATAACCAGAGATGTAACCACCCTTGTTCATCATAGGCTGTTCTTCTTCACCGTCATCAACTATCTGTAGCTCAGAGATGTCAAAGGGTAGTTCGTCACCACCCATCTCCATACCAATAGGTTCACCACCAATACGTCCATTAGCTTCCATAGCATTGAAGCCTGTCTTAGCTTCTGTGCGTAGATCCTCAAAGAACTTAACACCAAAGAAACGAACTACATCAGCAGGTACAACATATTCACCTTCACTTAGTTGAGCGGGGATGTCATCACGTACTTCTTCTGGTAAGGAGCCTGTAGGGACTTCATTGCCTGACACAGGGTCTACATCCTCCGCTAGACCACCTATTGCAAAGGCTCTTACTGTTTGATCGTCTTCGCCCTGAATTAAATCGTCAGCCATGCCTGTGGCTATTAGAGAATCTTGTTGGCCTGCGTACATATCTTCTTCTCCTACTAAACCACCCTTAGCGAACTTACGTCCTAGTATTTCTTCTATTTCATCCCTGTAAGGGAGATCTTTTACACCAGCAGCCTCTTGTGCTGCCTTTGCTTCTTCACGACTTAATACACGGTTAACTTTCATATCACCGCCTACTACCCATGTTTCAGCATCTGCCTGACCGTCTTGATAAGTATAGCTACCGCCAGAAGGAAGTTTATCGTTTATGTCTGTCCTGTTACGCTCCTGCATGTATTTTAAAAGATCTTCACTGGTATCATCTGCCATGTCTACCTCAACAAAGACCTGATCCTCTGCTCTGCGTTTTACATAGTATTTCTTCTGGGTCTTTACTCTTTTCTTATCTTCTGCAGATAATTCAGCTACCTTCTTTTTGCCTACAAGCTTACCGTCAAGATAGTTAAAGGTTTTTGCTTTAAAGGCTTTTGGTGTTACTCCTGCCTTTAAAAGCTTATTCCTTTCAGCAGAAGTAATAATAAGATCCTCTGGACCTAAGTGATGTGCAACAGGCTTTGTAGTAGCATGAAAACCAGGTCTAGAAGCAACCGCTCTTACTTTGCCAAAGGGTGCAGATTTACTAGGTTTTTCAACAGGAAATCCTGCTTCTCTTAGTTTATCTGCAGTCTCTTGGTCTGGAAGGGTCTGCATATCTCCTGTTGCTTTAGACTTTTCACCTTTAGATCTTGCAGCGCCTCTACTGGGTACATACATATTACCATTAGCACCTTTAAAGGTGACAGGCGGTACAGATGCTGATACCCATTCACCAACAGGTATCTCATCAGAAGCATTAACAAATAACGGATATAACTTCCCATCATCCGCCTGTGTTGCTATTCTATAAGCGCTTCGTGTCTTCTTGAATGGCTGTTTAGGTTTTAATTGTACATTACCAAGACCAGAACCCATAGCATTAGGATCTACCTCTACACGCTTAGCTACATCAAATACTTCTTTAGCACCCTTCTTAATAGCTTTAGCAGCAGCATCGCCTAAACCTGGTACAAGTCCTACAAGAGCAGCACCGCCCAGCGCACCTGCTAAGTAGTAATTAGGCTCATCTTTTTGTAGTTCGTCATAGACATCTTTAGCAGCCATAGCGTCACCAATGATAGGTGTAGCACTAGCAACAAAGGTAGCAGCATCTTTAAAAGACACCTCTGGAATATCGACTGCAAGCTTCTTACCCTCTGCAGCCCAACCTAAAGCTTCCTCTGTCTGCTTATCTAAGTCAGCCATTCACTTTGTCCCTCAAGTATTGTAGTTGCCTAAGAGCACGTAAAGCACCCTGATGTCTGTATAGTTCAGCGGTATCTGTAACACTCTCCATGCTACGGTGTTGTATGGAGATGCGCTCCTCAATCTCAACTAGAAACGCATCCCATTTAGCCTTATCGTTTACGAAGCTCTTAAGCGACATTACCAGTAAACCCTTGCTCACCTGGTGTAGGTGCTGTGCCAATGCCTATCTGAGAGCCGCCACCACCTGAGGTGTCCTGTACGCCCTGTGGAGCCTGTCCTTCTGGCGCTGGGCTACCCTGAGGCATGTTAACGCCTTCTGGCCCTACAGGAGGCTGTGCGGGAGCCTGGAAGCCTTTTAGTATCTCAGCCTGTATAGCAGCATCCTGCATAGAGTTAGTAACCTTGTCTGGGTCAAGATCCATAGACTTAGCAATCTCACGAATGATGTAGTCCATCTTAGCAAAGGGAGCTAGTACTGGGTTCTGTGCTACTTGCAAGAACTGCATCAAACGCTGTGACCGTACTTCGTTAGCCATTAAGCTTTCTGTACCAGAGGCATGTACCTCTAGGTCACCACGAATCTTCTCATCAAAGTCAAACTGCATGTTGAATGAGAAGAAAGCTTTGCCTAGTGGGCGAATCAAGTAGTCATCTACGTTCTTAACTACCGTCCGAATAGAACCGTTAGCAGCAGACATAAGCATAGAAATACCAGAAGCTGTACGCCCAACGCCTGATACTCCGGTTTGTCCATGAGCAAAACTAGGGAATCCAGTACTCTCATCAGCTAGAACTCGTGCCTTATCAAAGAGTTGCATGTTCTCTTGTGCTACGTTAGGGAACTTAGTACCAAAGATTCCTTGCCCTGGAGCACCCCCTTGACGCCGGAACACCTTGCCTGGGTACACAGATAAGTCTTGACCCGGAACCATGTTGGTCTCATCTACTTCAATGATAAGATTACCAGACAGTGCAGCATTGTCAATAGCCATACGCATAAAGCCATTCATCAATGTCTGAGTATCATCCATGTTCTCAGCAATACCTACACCAAAGAAGGAGTAAGGGTTATGCTCATAGGGTACGGAGTAGTAAGGGATACGTGTAGGTTTGAATGGGTTAAGTACAAAGCGAAGTACCTCACCATTACAGATCCACACGTTACAGTTTACTTCATCTAAATCTTTAAGTGCCTTGGGGATAGCCACACCATGCTGTTCAAGTACAGACGTATCAACAAAGCCCCAGAACTCTAATACTTCCCAACGCTCAGAGGCTGGCTGTGTATCGTCATCCTCCATAGTCATTTCCCAGTACTTCTGAATGTAGCTGGGGCCTTTATCAATAGCCATGCTAATTGAGTCAGACATAAAGTAAGGGCGAGACTTGAGTGAGCGAAGCTGTGTGCGGGACATCTTATGGCGTTGAACAACATACTCTGCATCATTCATAGACTTAGCTTCTGGGTCAGGATAGAAGTCCCACACAGAAACGTGGCTACACTCAGGTACAGTCTTTACAATAGGGTCATACTCACCCTGCTCATCCCAGTTGGGGTACTCCTTATCTACAGCAAACGGGCCTTTCATGACACCTGTGCCAAGCAAAGCCATCTCGAATGCCATAGAGCGTAGATGTGTAGAAGCGCCAGACTCTTGAAGCTGGTCATGGATCTTCTTTTCCATCTTCTTAGCTGCAACCATAGCAGGATGGAATGTTACAGTAGTTGGTGTAGTACCGTCACCCTCAATGATCTTATCTGACACAGCTTCTAGCTTACTAGACAGAGGGCCAAGGCGTTTAGAGAGATCTGCGAGGGTCTCACCTGGCTCTAGCTTAGTGTTACCATCAAGCAAATAAGGCTGTGCTGCACCCTTCTGAGTTACAGGCTTTAAAGCTTCACCAGCTGCAGCGGCATTAGGGTCAACGTTAATGTGTACCGACTCAGCTACACCATCAGGAAGCACAGAAGGATTTACAGATAGAGGAAACTTGTTATTGCCGAATAATACGTCTACGATCTGACCGTATGCTGCCAGTGTTTTAGTCTTAGTGACCTTAACAAATACACGAGACTTCTCAGTGTCAGTAAACTGTACGTCCTTACCATACAAGCCACGATAGTTACGGTAAGCTTTTAGCCAACGCTCCTCATCCGCATAGCGAGAATCCTCAGCACGTTTGTAACGCTCTTCAACAAAAGAGACTACACTTGATTTAGTTTCAAAGATACTGTCAGTACTGTCTTCTGCAGCTACGACTTCATCTGTTTCAAACATTTCTTCTTGTTCTGCCATTATCAATACCCGAATGATGGATCACTAGCCTGAAAGCCAGTGCGTTGTTTTGCTGGGTTGTAATCCCATATGCTGCTACGTGGACGTGTCATAATACCGTATCTTAAAGCGTCATATAAGTGATCCTCTGCGTGAGTATCAACATCTTCTGGGTTCCGCTTGTCCAGAGGAATACTAGGTATCTGTGCAATAGTGTTTGTACAGTTATCCATGAATACAAGTTGAGGCTTCTCAGTGAACTCATCCACCTTTAACCGTCTATGTATCTCGTTCTTACCTGCGACACGTGAGCCTCTTGACCTGTCAGACGGACGCCAACGACACCCTTTCATATTCATCTGCTCTGCCAAGCTAGGCCCAGTGTCGCCACGGTTGTGCCATAAAGAACTATCTAGCACCCCGTATCGTATTGTACCATCTTTTGCTTCTGCTTCAAGTATTAAATCTGCTAAATCAGAAGCTGTCACTTTAGAGACGTACATCTCACGGTACACAATGACTTGCTCATCAGGTGCTACAGCAAACCACAGAACACCAGTGTAGCTACCATAACCGTAATCGCAAGCCCTAAACTTTGCCCAAGAGTCAGGAACTTCGAATGCGTCCACGACATGTACCTTTCGGTCAAACTCTGGAAAAGCTGCACCCTCATTAATGTCCCAGTTACCTTCAAGTAACTGCTTGCGCTGATGCTCTGGAAGCGAGAGAAGCATTGCTTCATAGTCGCCAGCGTCAGCCAAGTACGGATTGTCAAATAGAGAGGCTGGAATAAAGCGCCGTTTAAATAGAGGCATACCTTCTTTACTATGCCCTTTAGGGAAAGTAATCGTGTCGCCTGTTTCAATATTAGTTGCCCAGAACGGCTTACCACCGATTGCAGGGTCAATAAACATCTTTTTAACCCAAGCATGTCCTGCTCCTCCGGGGTTTGTTGTAGCCCTCATGTATAGGCCAAGATTAGACGCATGTGCAGATCTCAAGCGAGACCTCATATAATCCCAAGCGTAAGGGCTAGACCATTGCGTAAGCTCATCGAATCCAATCCAGTTAAAAGCCTGACCTTGATACCGTGTGACATCCGTGTCTTTATCAAGATAAGACATCCAAAGTCTGCCACCCTGAGGAGAAGTCCATTGCGATTTACGTTCCGACCACTTAATACCAGGTATTGCACGGGGGTATAACTCCTGACTCTTTTGTATAAGTTCTCTTAGTTCTTCCGTAGTATGTCGGACTAGCAACCCTGAGAAGTTAGGGTCATTCAGTCCATGTAGAGGGTCAGCCAACATGGCGTAGCTCTTACCTCCACCAGCTGCTCCACCATAAAGTACCTCACGTTCTGACGCACTCAAGAAGAATGTCTGAGGTCCAGGGTTAGGCTTGAATACTACCTGTTGAGCTTCCTCAACATCATACTCAGGTGCTTTAACTTGTGCAGGTACAGTCTCTACAACAGTAGTAACAGGCTCCTCAATACTTTTCGTTAGGGTCTGTGTAGGCTCCTGCGCCTTTACTTTCGAGCTTCTCGATTTGCTCAAGCGTTTCTTCGAGCCACTTGGCAAGCTTACGTTTAATTGTAATTGCTTTTTTACGTTTTTGCTCAACTTCGATTCTTTTCTTTAGGCCTGTAAAAGATATAGTTCTACCTGTCTCTTTACTTAGCCAGGCTGCTACCGCACGATAACTATACTGCTTAAGGTGACGCTTTGCAAGCTCTAAAGCCTCAAGTTCTGACTCAATAGGTAAAAGCACCCTATCGTTCTCTGGATCTACCCTGTAGCCAAACGGTACTTTCTTAGCAATCTTAACTATAGGATGCCATTCTTTTGTGTGGTTCTTTGGGGGTAACGGTAACTGCCAGAACCCTAAGTCTCTATCAGGTATTATTCGTTTGAACCTTCTTTTGGTGGCAGATAGAAGATGCCTCCGCCAGATGTTACGTCTATTTTGTCTACCTTACCAAGTCCTGCACGATCTAGCAAGTCCTTAGCTGCAACCATCTTCTCTTTTATGCCTAGCTCAGTAGGGTCATACAGAGCACCTACCATAGACATAGCAGCTTTAGGAGCAACACGTGCAAAGTAAGTACGTGTCTTCTCACCGATCTCATCCTTGAGAGCCTCAACAATAGCTGATGTGCTAGATGCAGGGTCATAACCTGCAAGCTTCTTAGCTGCTACTGCATCACCGTTAGCCTCATCAAAGAGTACCTCTAGGAAGCGCTGTTGCTTTTCTGTTAGTGCTCTAGCCATAATGTATTCCTTAGTTACCGTTACTTCTTAAGCTTACCATTTGTTTTGCTGCTTTCCGAGGAAATAAAGCCCCACGCCAAGAACACCAATGCCTGATACCACAACCAAGATACCAAGACCCCACTCAACAATAGTCTGTTTAATCTCAGCCTTGCGATACATAGTTTTCTGACGGTCTTTACGTACCTGCGCTTCAATACTGAGAAGCTCTTCCCAAGCGCTCTGCCCGTAAGCAAACTGAATATACTGTTTAATCTCAGCACGTAAAGCCTCCGCTTGCTTCTTCTTAGCGAAGATGTCCATCGCACTAGGACCATTACCACCGAATAGTACAGCATACCAAGGTGGATTCTCTGACTGCTTATGTGCAAAGCTAAGATCAGAGACAGCACCAGCAAACTTAGCTAAGTCATTAGAGATACCTCCAATGTCCTTGCCTAACTGAATACCCTTCTTAATAGCGGATACAGCTGTCTGTGCTGCAGCAAAGGCTGTGAAGGGATCAATCATTTGAACTTAACCTCTATAGGGCATACATAGTTATAACTTACTCTGTACACTCTGTCGTACCACAAGCCATTCTTCTTAAGGCCACAGTCGTAGTAACAATACTGAAACAACCTGTTACCACTTTCAGTCCATGCGTGGTTGAAAGAGATAAAGGCTAGTACACAAAGCAAAACTACTCAACCATAAGTTCTGTATGGTCA